AATACCGCCAGTAGCGGCAGAAGCGGCGGCAGTAACGGCGAGGTCAGGGGCGGAAGACCCGATTAAGTTAAACGTATTGTATACAAGGCCGCTGGGGTCGGTGATAAAACCAAGTGGGTCATCCATGGCCTTCTGCATATCCCAGTCAGTTCTAGCCTGACGGCCTATCTGCATATCATGGCCCAACTTTGCTAAACTACTGCCGAACCCGAACTCTTGGTCAAGGTATGTACCGGCACCTTCTAAAGAACCACCAAGACCGGTTGCCAATGCGTTTATGCTCGAATCAAGAAATCCGCCATCGCCGTATTGCGGCTGTATATCATAATAGTCGGGTTTATCGTCGAAGAATCTATTGAATATTGAACCGTAATTCGGCATTTAACCCCTCCTCGTTAATTAAAGTAAAAAGCGTCCTTATTCGTACCGTTAATAATATCGTCTGCCATATCACCATATCTAGCTCTGGCAAGCAATTTCAATCCTTCCCAATTCTTTGCTCTGTAATCTCCCTGTCTAATCCAGTCTTCGTTCTGTTCCAAGAGATTTGTCCAGTCGTTATTTGCGGAATCATAATCATCGGCATCAAATGCGACTCCAAGCATAGATTCCATCGCATTTCTGCCAGCATTAGCCATGTCGGTATACGGGTTATATTTGGCGTCCGGATGATCGTTGGCATATTTTGCTTCCTGTTCGATGGCCCACTTATAATCTGCTGAGGATGGCCCTTTGCCACTGCCACCACGGCCTCCACCGCCGCCTCTGGCCGCTTTCGCCTGCATAGCGGCAATCTGTGCGTCAATCTGTTTTTCCCTTAACGCCAATTCTTGTTCTTTCAAAGCTTTCTGCTGGTCAAGTTCCTGTTGTTTAAGATTGTAATTCCGTTCGTTATTAATCTGTGTCTGCATATTTTCCAACAGCTTGGGCCCGCTTACGAACTGGTCTGCTCCGTCCGGCAGATTGATACCAGCAAGTGCGGCCAATGATGCATATCCACGGCGGTTATCTATGCTGTTGCTACCGTTAATCATCTGAGCTATCTGTACAGCTCTGTTTATCTTGTCGTTCTGGTCTTCTATACTCTGCTGTTCCTTGAGAGACTGGTCTCGTTTATTCATCAGCTGTGTGGCGAATCCAGACAGTAACCCTCTCTTTTTACTACCAAGACCTAACAGCTGAAGACTATAATCGGGAGCTTGCAGATAATCGTGATAATTCTGCCTTGCCCTCTGAATACCCCTGTTATTTGTCAGGAGACGGGTAATCCTCTGTGCATCGAACGGTTCGTTAGGGTTGCTCGTGCGGATATTGGCCTGCATCTGGAGGAAAGGATTTCCCTGTGCATCTTTTGCCGAATATGTAAATCCGCCATCATTACCCGTCTGAATAATCTTGGTAGGTGCTAAACCTCCCATTTCATTGGCGTCTGTGCCGTGTATCAGTTGGTTCTGCGAAGAACTATTACCATAATAACCACCGGTGCCATCAGACAGTACAACATGGTCATTATCTCCATAAACAATCGTATCACCGCTCCTCACCCGTGACGGGTCATAATCTATAATGCCAACACCTTTATTTGCCGCATCATTCATCAAGCTGTCTACATTTACGATACCGTTGTTATATTCATCTCTTAAAAAGGAAGAGGTGCCAGCCCCCATAAGGCCGACACCTTCTACGCATCCCTGTGTTCCATTTTTCATGGTCTGTCCCAAAAAACCATCATAATAGTTACTCATTGCCACCTCCGTAAAGCATGTTTATCCTATACTGCTCCAAGGCGTTTGCTCTATCTGCTACTTCTTTCTGCCACTGCATTTTCTGGATAGCGTCAGCATAATCCCTATCAGCCTGCTCCTGTTTAATCCGGGAATTAAGAAGCCCTGCTCCTGATACAAACTGGTCAACACCGGGATTCACGTTTACTCCCAGCTGTTTAGCGAAGCTTGCATACGTATTCCGGTTGTCTATATTATTACTGTGATTAATCATATTTATGGCTCTCGTGCCAACCCCAACCTTATTGATAAGCCCATTGTGGTCAGATTCCGCTTTATCCAAGGCGGCACGGCGTTCCTGTAATTGCTGGGCAAATGGCTTCAATAAGTCACGGGTAGTCCGGGGAAGATAGTCCAATTCCCTCTGGTAATCCGGTGACTGGAGGATATCGTGTACACTCTTGGTAGTAGGTTGTTGTGAAGCCATATCTAATAATCCAGCTACATTTAGTCGTTCATTAGGATTATTGTTCCGGATATATGCCTGCACATTCATGAACGGCTTGCCCTGAGCGTCATCACTATGATATACGAACGGGGTGGAACCTCCCAGATTATTATAATTGGCCTGTACCTGCTGTACGTACTGTTGTGCCGCATCACCTACTCCGTTGTAGGCCCTGACACCAGACCATAGGTCTCCGCCCTGTTCCTTTATCTTCTGACTCAGGATATACATGCCTGCCAAGGCATTCTGCTGTGGATCCGTCTGCCAGTCAGGATACAGATTATTTACTCCGTAGTCATTGGCAGAATAGTCCGTAATTTGCATAAGCCCGCCGTTTGGAGCCATGTTAATAGCATTTACATCGTCTCCACCAGTTTCTCTTGCGGCTATGGCCAATGCTACATTTGGGTCTATGCCATACTGATTAGCGGCATTGATAATGTATTGTGCATAAGACATCACTGGCCTCCATCATACGGATAGTACGGCATCAGTCCACCGTAGTTAAAACGACTTCTGTAGAAGTTGTATAAATCGGGCTGAGTAGCTGTGCCCTGAGAAGGTACGTATTCCGGGATAGGGTTATTACCCATTTCAGACATATACTGGTCATAATCCTTGAACGTGCCATCGGATACTCGTTTACCCTGCATGGCGTTCTTGTAGTTCTGTGCATATGCCAATTTATTCTTCAGCTCATTCACGTTATTGAGCTGTGTCTGGAAGTTGTCTGCCTGACCATTCTTCAGCATTGTCTGAGCGGTAGTCCAGCCATTAGCATCAGATTCGTTAAAATTAGGGTCGATTTCTTTGGCCATTTTATTCAGCTTGTTAGCGTATGCCAGACGTTCTTCGTCAGTCTGTGCATTGTTGTACCCAGTAGCATTTTTCTGATACTCCTTGGTATACTGCGTAAGAGCATTATTGTAATTGCTATTTGCTTCGTCGTAATCCTTTTTATATGCCCTAGCATCTTCATTGGCTAGCATCTGGTTGCCTATTTTTCTGGCGCCACGTTCTTCTCGTTTTTCATAGGCGTTGCCCAGATAAAGCCCAGCCAACGTCCCCAATGCCGACATCAATGTGTTGGGGCGATACTTATCTATAATTACCTGCATAGTCTACCTCCCTCCTATTTTATGAATTTACTACCAACAGACAGAGCCGCACCAAAGAAGTCTCCCCACGGGTTACTGTTCTGCTGTTGCATATATGCAGTGCTCTGGTTTTCGTTATTACTGATTGTCTGTAATGCATTCGTGTTACCACCCTGTAAGCTGGCGGCAGTACCAAGAAGGCCAGTAGCCTCTCCATATGTACTATTATGTGCAGTAAGAGCGTTATTCATCGGATTCTTCAGCCAGCTCATACGGGTATTCAACATATTATTCAGAGAAGAAATGTCATCCGTGTAATCCTTGCTCATCTGTGCTGACAGGTTCTTCTGCATATCGTTTGTAGCCGTATTCATACGGGAACTACTAAGGACGCCTTTGGATGCCAAGTTCTGCAACTGTGAACCCAATGTATTTTCATATGTGCGGTTATAGTACATGTTTTTGGCGTTCTGCCATGCAGTAGGCAGTTTGCCTTGTAACAGATCACTCTGCTGGCCCAGTATGTTATTGTATTCTTCGTTATAATTGCTGATTAGTGTCTTCCAATCAGGTTCATATATATTGCCCAGAGACGCATTACCTTTGGCGAGCAGATTGGAAATAACAGGAGATACTTTATTTAAATAATCTATTTGCTGAGCGTATAGTGCTTTTTCTTCAGGAGTAAGTTCTCGTTTTATTTTAACGGTCTTAGAACCGCCTTTTTTACCCATCTCACACCTCCATCTCGAAATCGTACACAGTCTTACCGTACTCGTCTGGTTCAGGTTCCACCTTTACAAGTTTCATTTTGGTTAACCTGCCAAACGCCTTCGGGTTATGGATTGTTGTACAAGAAAATTTATGAATACCTGCCATTTTACATAGCATCTTTGTATAAGAAATCATTTCTTTAACGTTGCCAGTACACGGCCCTACGCATATTTCATCTGGCAATACGGCATAGGTAAGGATGGAGCCGTCAGGGAAAACCATAGCCTGTGGATACAAATCCAGACTCCAATCCTCGAAAAATCCTACACCTATTTTCTTTTCATATGCTTCAAGCCGTGACAAAACGTCACGAGTATCAGCCATACGGACTACCTCCTGCTTCACTTGTGGCACCGCTGAATGTGCCCTGCCCCCAAGAGGACTTCTTTTTACTACTGCCGGACTTACTCCATGAACCTCCAGAGCCAGATGATGTGCCATCTGAAGTCATCGTCACGTACTGCTGTACGAGAATGGCTACCCAGAATTTCCAAGTAATAATGTCATCCGTCTCAAACGTAAAGGTCATATCATCCGAACGTATCTGTGTCTTGAATTCCTCTTTCTGTTTATCTTTCGTCCAGTTCCAATCCCACGTAACATCATTTACGCTTAATTTAGCTGTCCCGGCATCTGCCGATTCTACCATCAGATGCGAACGGTACAATGTCATCGTACTGTAATCCACAATCCGTTTAGCTACGATGCGCTGATGTATCTTGCTTTCTTTGCCACCTACTACATCTGTATGGTTGGAAGAGGAAAGATTAAATAACTCTTTCCCACAACCGACCAGTGTATTGGTCATTCCTTCGGCAATAGATTCTATCTTTCCGGGGAAAATCCATTTAGTAAATGCTTGTAACTGGTAATTATACGCATATACAATATTCCCGCTATTGGGATTGATTAATAATTCATGCATCCTCGGACATCTGGCAATCCAAGGGTCGCTGGTATCTTTCTTCATTTCAGGGTTCATGGCCTCCCCGATTTCTTCATTGCGGAAGTTGCCATACGTTTCCGAAGTAGAAAGACTGCGTAATCCCTGCCGGGAAAAGTAAACTACATCTTCTCCAAGATTGCTCATAGCGGCCCGTGAAATAAAATCACTATCCTTGCCAACCAGTGTCACATTCCAGTCTTCTGGCTCATTGGCTACCCTGTATATATTGCCATTTTTCTTAAATACGATAATTTCGCCAGCCAGAGGATATATACCACCGATACCAGATACGTCACCAACGTCGAGGTCTTTCATCGCCGATGGATCATTGGAATTTTCCGTCCAGTTGAATGGGTCTCCAATCCCGGAATATTTAATATTGTTATTCCCTGTACTTGATACCAGAATACGTGAGGAACGTTCCATTATCGTATCACATACAGGGTAGCTATCACTGGTATTGATAGTGCTTCCACTATATTCGTAGGATTGTAATGTTCCGTTACTGGCAATAAGAAGATATGTCCCATTGTCATTGGTGTATCTGGCTATCTGGGGATGAGTTTCCGTACTTCCTGTCAGTTTGCCAATAAAAACAGGGGCCTTACCATATTCATAGGTATAGACCCCTTTATCCTTCAAGAAAATAAGGTAGCTATTCAGTTCGTAGTCATACCAGATATAACAAATATCGGCAGTAAATGTATAAATGGGCTTACCAAGACCACGGCGTGTCTGTAGCTTCTCCCCTTCGGCATTGAATTCCATGTTCTCAATAACCTGAGCGCATTTCGTATCCATCGTCAGTGGGTCTTTTGCTACGTTCATGCCACCCGTCAGGGCAATTATGTCAAATTCCTTTACTCTTTTGGACTTACCAACCTGCTTAGCCAGTCATATCACCTCCTGATAACATACTTTAGAGGAGTATACACAATCATCAGCAGATTCAAAACATCTGTTAATGAGTAACTAAGCATACTCCTCCTTAGCTGTAGATTATAACTTCATAATATAAGTAATGAATAGTTAAGCTACTCTCCTAATCGTTAGAGTTGCCTCTTTTTTATTTTCGGCACAATCTACCAAATAATTTTTCAAGTCATTGTAAATAGGTATTGAAAATGTACCAGAAGACACATCGTATGTAACTCCTGCTGATACTTGCCCTTCGCCCCAATCAATACCTAACGCATAGACAGTGTATTTTTTATAAGGCGAACTTGTTGCTAAAAATAGCACGTAAGTGCCATTATCAGACACCATTACTGCAACATCCTTAATAGGCACACCAGAACAACTCTTGACACCGAAAATGTATCCATTGGTAGAATCTCCACCCATTCCAACAATTTGCAAACTTGTATTAACAAAATCGGCCTCCGTTTCTGTGCCAGAGGTAGGTTTAGCGTCAGTTGCACTAATAATTGCATTGTTTGGGATAGTATCTGTTACTAGTACATAATGGACTGTGCCATCAGTATGGTCTTTAGAACTCGTCACAGTAGTACCGTTAATAGTTATGTCTCCTTCTGTATACTCGGTGTTTGCTGTTAATGTTACGTCGAATGACTTTGGGCAAACTAGCTGATATGTTGTAGTATCTCCGGTGTTCGCAAAGACTAGCCCATCATCTTTAACTGAGATATTAATTGTTTGATTGTCTTTCTGTGTTACTGTGAATGTTTTACCATATGTTTCACTAGACGAACCTCCGGAAGCTGTGGCTGTACCAGTTGTCAATTCTCCAGACGCCGTGTAGAACTTCTTTCCACTGGCTACGTCACTAGCCGTTGCTGTGGTGTCTGATACTTCGCAAAACTTTACTGAACCTCCTGCTGTCAATGGCAGGGTAATATAAGGCACCCCTGTATAATTCGTGCCTGCAATCTTTACGTCTACTCCCATAAAATTTGTCCTCCGTTTAAATTATTTAATACTTAAAGCTTTTGTCAAACTGTCCTGAGTTACAGATACCGTTGACAAAGTGTTCATTAATTGCTGTACATAATCCTTTGTAGCATATGTACTAGTAATTACATTACCCGAGGCGTCCTGTGTAGCTTTCGTAGCCTGACTTACAGTGGTATCAATGCTTATATTTCCACTGCCGTCAAAGGTGGCACTGCCGCTAGCATTGCCTGTCAAAGAGATGGTACGTGCGGTGGCGAGTTTTGTGGCGGTATTTGCATTGCCATCGAGGTTGCCTTGGAACGTCCCCGCTTTTAGCGTATTCAATGAGGGGTTGTAGGTGAATTCGTCTTTGTCATAGTTGAACTGTCTGTCCTGAGAAAAGGCCACCTGATACCAACGGTTGTCGCTTTTAGGAACCCATTCACCCAAGGTAGCTTTGGATGCAGTACCACTGATATCAATACCCCACGTGCCACTGGCGCCAGCTCCGGTATTAGAAGGTTTACCATCCAAGGCTGTCTTGATACCGCCAGAAGTTACAGGGTTCGGGGAGTCCGCTGTCGGTGTACTGTCGAACGTCAGTTTATCCTGCTTGCTCGTAGACAAGCTATTGATACTATTCTGTAAAGACGTATGTACGTTTGATGCGTCGGCCACCTTTTCGTAAGTGGTGTCAATCTTCTGCCCCTTGGCATCGTTTGTTGCCGCTGTGGCAGAAGCTACATTGTTAACAGTGGCTGTAGACGTAGTACCGTCCTTGTGGTTGAAAGTGAGGGTTGCCCCATTAGCTGTAGCTGAGGTGATTGCTTTTTGGTAGTCAGCCTTTTCTGCGTAGATAGATAAATCTACCGTACCAGACAGATTATCCCAGTCCGTACCATTCCATGCTACGTTATCTCCAGCTTTGATTCCATGAGTTGAGTCAGCATTTACGATATTCCATACATCGCCTTTATTTTTCGTTACGTCGGCTAAATCACTGTAGTTATCTACCTGCCCAGCATACTTCATAACACCTGTTAATTTATTAACGGCACTATTAGCATCATCTCTGGCCTTTTCGGCGGCGGCCTGTGCTGTCTTTGCGGCTACTTCCGATTTAGAAGCATTACTGGCAGATGTACTTGCGCTGGTTGCCGATGTACTTGCAGATGATGCCGCTGTATTGGCAGTATTCATAGCCGCTTTTGCGTTCGTGGCAGAAGTGCTGGCAGATGATGCAGACGACGACGCCGCTGTAGCACTATTCGATGCGGCTGTTTTATATCCGGAAGCCTGTGTTTCTGAATTACTTGCATTCGTGGCGCTTGTAGCCGCCGCAGATGCACTGTTGCTTGCGTTCATAGCGGAAGACGATGCACTCGTCGCAGAACCACTTGCTGATGTTGCCGATTCACTTGCACTCTTGGCACTGGCTGTAGCAGACGATGCCTGACTTGTTGCGGCACTAGCACTAGAGCTTGCACTTTCTGCACTAGCTTTAGATGCTAATGCCCATGACCGTGAGCTCTGAGTCTTGCCAGTATCACTGCTTGTATCTGTAGCCCCGTCAGGAGATGTTGTAGCTACGGCCCAGTTTTTTGCCGTCGTTGCACTGGAATTTGCGTTGGTTTCAGATACCTTTGCATTTGTTTCACTGGCTTTAGCGTTAGAGGCAGACGTACTTGCAGAAGAGGCCGAAGATGCAGAGTTGGTTTCCGATGTCTTGGCCGCACTGGCAGAACTACTTGCCGCCGTAGCTGATTTAGCGGCATTAGACGCCTGAGTTGCGGCTCCTGCCTCGCTGTCAGACGCACTGGATGCAGATGAAGCGGCGTTGGTTTCAGATAACTTTGCGGCATCAGCAGAGGCTTTAGAATTACCTGCATATGTACCAGCCTGTGTTTCCGAAGCCTTGGCGTTCGTCTCACTAGTCTTAGCGGCTGTTGCCGATTTACTTGCGTTAGACGCCTGAGTCGTAGCTGTGCTGGCTGAGGTAGCGGCACTGGTTTCCGATGCTTTAGCGTTCAGCTCAGAAGTATGTGCTTTGCTGGCACTATCCGCAGATGCAGTCTCGCTAGCTTTTGCGTTGACTTCACTTGCTTTGGCGGCTGTCTCTGATGCTTTCGCTGTATCTAGTACCGTCTGGAAGTCTCTCTGGATGCTGACAGTTTTATTATAGTAATCTTCTGCGCTTTCAGCAGATTTGGCAGATTTCGCTTCACTTGCCAAAGCCCTTACGGCACTATCAGATGCCGATGTAGCACTAGCCGCCGCTTCGTCCGCTTTAGTCGAGCTCACTTCTTCCGAAGATTTGGCGGCAGTCTCGCTATCCTTGGCATTTGTTTCGCTGAGTTTAGCCGCTACCTCAGACGCTTTGGCATTTTCTGCAGAAGTTACCGCATTGGTCTCTGAAGTCTTCATATTCGTTTCAGATGTAAGAGCTTTATCGGCGGAACCTTTGGCGTTAGCCTCTGAAATAGCCGCCTTCTTTGCAGATTCAGAAGCACTGGCAATAGAAGTAAGTTTACTTTTCTTCGTTTCCCCGTTTTCAAAGGTGGTCACGGCATTGCCATCATCATCCAGAGTAAAATCGGTAATAGATACGCCACGGTCTCCCTTTAGACCTTGGATAAAGTCAACTGCAGTAATGGCCTTGGGAATCTGTACTTCTACAATTTCTATATCCATTTAACCTCCTTAGTCGTAAGATACACCGGGAGATACATAACACTTACCGTTCAGGATACGGATAGTATCTCCGCCGGGGGCTGTGCCATATACGTCCCACACATATGATTCTGTGTCAGAATAGGTATCTCCGTCTGTAGGTATCTGTCCTGTTGCCGAGTCATCGAAGAATATCTCCATTAGGCCGTTGGGGGCATCAATAATATGGCAGTCTGCAACTGCTAACGCTTCGTCGCTATCCGCCGTCTCCCTGATTTTAGATTTAAAGGTATATCCAGTAATGTCCACTGGCGTAGTTTCGTCAGATCGTAATCGTAACTGTATCCTGAAGTCAGCCCCCTGATTAATCAGGATATCTTTAGTTACGGCTGTTTGCTTTATTTTTGCCATTAGCCCTCCTTCAATATGTATAATTGTTCGAATATTTTTTTCGGCATTACCGTGATTTCCCCGGTATCTTTATCTTTGATAGAATAATCTCCATTATCATTCACGGTAGCTTGAACTTCATACGGTTTCTGTACATAAGTTTTAAATTTCATATGCCCTCCTAAGAAACAGTATAGTTAACGGTGTTAGGGTCTGTAGCAATAAATGCCACTTTACCCCGTTTCAATACGGTATCTTGGTCATTAGAGTATGATATTGATGTGATGGTAACGCCGGTACAAGCGTACTGTTGGCCATTCCAATTGTCGCCCTGTTCGTCATCATAGGCTATTGTATAAAAATAGAATGTAAGACTTCCCCCTTGTGGAACTCTTAGCGATCCAGTCCAATCACAAGCGTCTTGCGTCGGGGCTGGGTACTCATTAACTGAAAAAATAGCCACTCGGCCAAAATCGGTTCTGGTGCCGTTGCTGTCAATGGTGTACATGTATGTTTGACCGTTAGTCAGCCCGGCTCTTTTATGTTTCTGTACGCCAGTATAGTCAAAATGTAAGGTCATCGTTAAATATGTAATAGTATCTATATATTTCCACGCCCCAGATTGGGCTTCTGTCTGCCAATTAGTATTGCTTTTAATATAATGACCATTACCCAATGCATTCCAACTTGTTAAAAACACGTTAGTTTTTACTGTTGAAGAACTGGAACCAGCACCAAGAACACTTTGACATCGCACATTAAATCCATTTGCTGATACATTGTAAGGGAAAACTTTTTGATAGATATTAACGTGTTCATAATTACTGTCACTTGTTTGTATTTCCATCGGTACAAGGATTACGCTAGGAGTAATATCCCATTTATTATTAAATTTTACATATTGACCATCACTGGCTGTGCCAGTACATAACCTACCAACAACCGAAAATGTATTTTTATTTGTGTCAACAAATGACATCCCATTACCATTAAATGTTACCTGCGACCCATTGGAACAGTCGGTGGTTAACCCGTTTTCGTCCAGTGTAACGTTACCGCCTACGATTTTCAGGGCACCGGCCAGATTAATTGTATTAGCGGCTAGTTTATCAGCAGTTACAGCTCCTGATGTCAGTTTATCAGCAGTTACAGCACTAGCGCCTATAGAGTCAGCGGTCACGGCTCCGGTAGCAATCTTATCTGCTGTTACGGCATCGGCCTCGATTTTATCAGCAGTTACGGCATTGGTTGCTATCAATCCGGAGGTAATAGCATTGGCGGCAATATTCTCGGTAGTGATTGTACCTTCCTTAATTTTAGTGCCTACTACTTCATGGTCGCCGATATATTTGCCTACGATGACGCCATCATCAAATACAGTTTGGCTTGTTATATGTACAGCGTCCGGAGGAATTTCTTCCACTGTTCCTATTGTCTGCTCATTACTCCATACCCCTTCACCAAAGCAGTCATAGTAACAAGCTTTATAGGTGTATGACCCTGTAGAACAATAAAAATTGAATGTATCGTCCTGACTATAATGTTTGTTGCCGTTGATAGAAATGCAGATGCCAATACAATCTTCTGGTATTTCAGAATAACTAAACTGCAACCCTTGATAGGTAGATATGGCGGTAATGCTTTGAGGAGCGGCTGGAACTGGTTTAGACCAATTCACCGTAACCGGTGTGGAGTATTTACTTCCGTATCCCTTGTTATACAGATAAGCCGTACCTTCACGCACAGGAGGCATTTTCGTAGATTTAGTATCCTGTGTTACTTCCAACAGGCCAACGGTACTCCCAACGTTCGTGTCTGTACGTAATTCGGAGTAAATATAGTCCAGATTCTTGCTCTGTCTCCACGTCCAGAGAACACCATCACGGTTGAAGTATACGGAGAAGTCCGTAGGTGGGTCTGGGACATTATTCAGGGCATTGACGGAATATATCAGTACCGGATTTCCAGAAGCTTCTGATACTGTACCAAGGTTATTTTTACCTTGGAATCTGATTTGATATGTATACCCGGCATTAATTCCATCAACGGTATATGTATTCGTCTTAGTTGTGCGGATTTCTCTTGATACCGCTATGTCATCCCAGTTAATGACCTCATTGCCATCGCTTTTCTTTTCCTTGATATATATTTCACAGGATTCATAGTTCTTGATGTCGGAATAATCCCATGTAAGTATCAGGGAGATAGCCGTGCCCACACGTACTTCCTGCACCTTGCAGTTCTTAATCTGTTCGTTTGTAGTGTCGGGGGTGTCTGTAACCGCATTTGCTATCTTGCTGATATACTCGAATTTTTCGTTCAGCTCGTCGGCGATGGTTCCCAGTGATTTCTTTAAGAGGAATATAAAGTTCTGGCCATTCCCATTCAGGGAGTTCGGCAATTTATTAAAAAGGTCTGATAATGCTTCTGATATCTTCTCGTTAGCCATTCAAACCTCCTAGATTAAATTAATAATAGCCTGTGCAAAGTCAGATTCCGTCTGCATATCAAACCCATGGTTACTCATAGCCAGAATAATCATTATCTGTGTAGCCAAATCCAACAACCCCCAATTGGTAATTGGCAGTTCGCTATTCTCGTCTTTGATAAGAGGAAATTTACGAAAATATCGGAGCGTCTTCGGCAATTTACCATAACATTCCAATTTACCATTACGGACTACAACGGGGGCCTGATTCGTAAACTGATAAAAGTCAGCAGGTACATCAGTCTGTTCGGCTGTTAGTGTGATATCCCCGATTACTTCGTGGTATTTCTGCTGAATCAGTACGTGCCAGATAAAATCCATGGCATCATTCAGGTATGCTACAAGTTCAGCAGTATCATATCCAGTTTCTAGGCTGTCACTGAGCCGCTCCTTGACCGCCGCCTGACTGAGAAGTTCCTTCACTGTCACTTGAACCGCCTCCTTTTATTTCTTTAATTGTCATCCGCATCAACCTGTTACAATGTGTGCCTGTACGAAAGGGGATTATATCCGTAAGACTGGTAACGTGTGGCTTATATGCGAAATATTTAAGAGTGGAGTTTTCGCCGTCCCATTCGCTATCAATAGGGGAAATTGTCGTTACGTTATTTTCATCCGTATTGTACAGAAGAGCAAATTGCCCCTGCCAAGCAATAAAGTCATCTGGTAGGGGAATACCGTTGGCAGTCAGCGCCACCGTCTTCAATAGCTCCGGATCGTAACTGTTGGCCATATCTATACAAATATCATCTATTGCATCGTTAAGACAGTGAATAAGTTCTTCATCGGAGAATGTTACTTTCTGCATATCCCCCAATCTCTGCCTAACCAGAACCAGCATTTCATTTACTGTCATCTATTCCACCACCTTTAGCACCAGAATTCCATGGGACGTTCGATAACAGGATAATTGGATGACTGGGCTATATTTTCTATTTCTTCCGAAATAAGACTATCCAGCCCGCCTTTGCCGATAGAGCCATCGAGTAGGCCCGTAGCATACCGGATAAACAACTGCAAAAATATTGCCGGTAAATCAATCTCATCTTCCATGGAAGTAACGGAATCAATAATGAAGTAATAATCCATCTTACTGGCTGTATCATCTATATATAAGGTGTTTTTAACAATTCGGAAATCACCTGTGTATTCTAAATTTTCCTGCCCATCTTTAGTGGCATACATGCGTTTCATTTTTATAAAGTCGTTTGGCAATGTCGCTTTGCCGTTTTTTACTTTTAGCGATGTCTCTTTTACTATCCAGTTCGATTCACGATTAATCAGAAGCATATTGACTACACGTAATACTGCATTAATCGCTTCTAATAATTCCGGGTCTGAATGTTTTCTTGCGTACATCTCACCCAGATTGAACAGGACAGCAGTAGCTATTTCCTGTACTCTAATCATTCACTGACTCCTTTGCGTGCCCCCGGAGTATAACACCGGAATTCTGGATTCTTCCAGAGCCATTTATCCATCCATTTCTTAGCTTCTACGTCATCTTTCCCCCGGAGATTGGAATACATCTTCAATTCGTAATCAGTAAGGAATCGTGCTCTGGGAATACGTGCCAGACGTTTGGCTTTCCCACCTTCTATATTTTCAGAGCCGGGATTCATACGATCCAGATAACATGCCTTCATTACCTGATATTCGTCCCATGTATGAGTTATTCTGAATTCTCCGGTTTTCTCGTCTATTTCTACATCGCTATGCATAATAGCCATATATTCCACCCCCAAGATAAAAAAAATAAGGGGCTGTGCGAGACAGCCCCAAATAAGTTAGCCAGTGATTCCTTTGATACGGCCAGAAGCGATAGGTGCAGTACATTCCAGAGTAGCGGCACCGGTGATGACCTTCTGACGATAACTACCAGTACGGGGCGGATTTTCCGTATGGAACGGAATGAGATAACCTAATTTCCAATACTGATATTCAAAGAAGTCTACTACGTCATCAGTATACATACGATGAGCGTTAACATCGACACGACCGAAGTCCGTTTCCAGTACGTCAACAACTTCGACCAATTCTTTATCAGCCATCGGACGAGTCTTGGTAACACCCTGAGTCATGCCGGAAATAGCTCGTTTATTCTTGCCAGAGCAAACGATAGAATCAACGGAACCGCCACGCTTCCAGACACACTGGAGCAGGTCGTTAATCTTATCGAATGTCAGCTTACCTGCATCAGCAGTATAGGCACCTGCATCAATAACGTTCTGGTTCGTAATGAACATAGTGCTTGCGCCGACGGAAGTGCTAGGCTTAATTACAGTCTTAGCACGAGCGGTGTCGTCCATCATAGTCTGCTGAGGAGTAGCATGAAGTTCGAAAGTATCTCCGGTCAGAACATGTGCATAATACGGTGTATTTGCTTTAAAGTTCTTGTCCAGTGTACCGGACAGGATTACCGGGTCGCCGTCGAACAGTTCGTGGTCAGTTACCGTGAATACACCGGCAGTAGTAACACTCGCTACAGGCTTAGTCTGGCTCAGGAAGTACGCTACGCCACCGAAACGGGCAGGAACACCAGAGGATTCCGGTTTTGCCTCTGCGTTGTTAACAATAGCGTATTCAAGGTCACGAGCAGTTTCCTTACCGCACTTAACAAACTGATAAGAAAGTTCGTCACGGACACCGTATTTCTTGATAGCCTGAGTGGTATCAGATACAGAGTAACCGTTTTCGAAGTTCTGTACATAGTTTGCAGAGCGAGTACGAGGACGGGCCTTTTCAGCACCGAAGTCACGTACTTCGACCTGAGCATTGTCACGGGCAGGACGAAGGTTATCGTTCAGCCATTCATGCTTTGTATTAGTTACCGTAGTACGGCCAAATTTATTAGTTAAAAAAGTTTCATCGGGGTCAAGAGATGTAATGAAATCAGTGACATCCTGTACGCTACCTACAACCTCGCCACTTCGGGTGGCGACGGATTTAAATTCTGCCATTCGTTCAACTCCTTTATGCTAAATGGAACTTGGAGGCAATCTGTGCCTGCTGTTCCAAAGTCAACCTTCCTAATTTAGAATAATTCAGAGACGGTTTAACCTCTTTTTCTTCCCGCTTTACGCCAGTCGATTCCACATAAGGCGGTTTCGGTTTCTGGGTAACGGGATTACTCTGCTGAGGAACTGCCTGTCTGGAGATTTCGTTTGCCGGGACGTAACCACGACTGCGGTAATACAAATCACGGCAATCTGCCATATAGGCATCAATAGTCTTCGTATCATAATCTCGTAATGCCTGTTCAATTTTCAGGGCTTCACGATGCGGCAACTGCTGTAATCTCTGCGAAGCGAACTCGTCGATTTCCTTGATGTTCTTGTCCTGTGCATACTTATCATATACGGCTTTAAAGTTGCGTTGAGCAACGTTACGTTCGTATACTGCCGCTTTGATAGTAGCAACTTCGTCGGCAAGGGCAACCTGATGCACTGGATTGTACTCATCGTATTCCGTGCCCAGACGTTTTTCGACGTTGCGTTTTGCATAGTCAGCTAACTGCTGATAATACGAAGCGGTGTTCTGCTGTTCCTGCTCTGGCGTAGGCTGTGCAGGTTGTCCCTGAGGGTAGGGGTTCTGCTGTGCCTGTGCATTATACTGCGGAGGCTGAGTCTGACTGAGCTGTCTGCGCTGGTCGGCTAATTCCTGTGTTTTTCTTGTGTAGTCCGCCTGCCGCATGTATCCCTTCTGTAATTCGTCCAGAGTTACCTGCTGTTGAACACCATCGACTGTGACTGTGTATGTCTGCGGCTGTGCCTGAGACTGAGACGTTTGTTCTTCCGGAGTTTCAGTCGGCTGTACGGGCTCGTCCTCTTCTTCGGGAGAGTACATCATCATGTCATCGAATGCGTGGTCATCAAAGATAACGTTGCCATCCGCATCAATTTTCATATCATAGTCGTCATTTGAACCACTGGAGTCCTCTACGGGTTGTTCCGTGGGTTCTGTATTATTAGGCTCTGGCATATTGCCATCACCGAATAATTGAAAATCAAATTTAAACCCTTTCTTTTCTTCTTCCATGTATTTCCTCCTTCACTCCCTGCAATCAGGGTTGGTGAATATTACCTAGCATATTTAATTTCTTATAGTGGGCCTCCACCCATATTGTAATAATCAGGATAATCAACGGCGGGTGCTTCAGCGCCTACGCCGGGGACTCCATATTTATTTACTAGTGGCACCGGGTTTGGATACAAAGTATCTGCTGATATATAAGGAGTATTAAATTCATATGTACCTTCATCAGAACCATCGCCGCCGTAATCACCGGTGTCACTAGAATCATCATATGAATCTGACTGGGAAGCGGCTAACTGCTGTGCAAGTGCCGCCTGTCTGGCCTGTTCTGCATGATATGCAGTCCAATCACGAGATGCCTGTGTCGGTTCCCACGCCCCGGTATTAGTAAGAGCCTGAGCCGCCTGCCAGTTAAAGTTCCTGCCCATGTAGTCTTTAATCATGGCTTCATCCCAGTCCGGGTGAATCTGTTTAAGTCTGGCGACGTTCCACTGCAGAGCTAACTCCGGGTTTGCATTAGGGTTCATCATAGAACTACCATCGCCCAAATCCGTGGTCTGTCTCTGAATAGCCGGATTAATATACGGGGTAAGCTGTGCTTCCGGGCGGTTATGGAGAATCTTATACACATTCTGGTACACATTCAGTCCAGAACCGCTTGTGGCATCCTTATTCTGTGCTTCAGACAAACCTTTATAGTAATTATCCAGATCACTCTGATTATATACTGTAGGATTGCTATACTGATACTTCGGTACAAATCCAGTATCCTGTGCCCCGAAACTAGGGTTCTGCGGCATATACCCCTGACGAGCCTTCTGGATGTACGGATTATTCAGCTCCTTACTCTGCTGTTCTGCATCAGAAATAACCTGCGGAGGGGCAGAATTTGCAGGGGCCTGAGCTTTAGCCTCATTCATTCCATCCTGATACTGTTGCCAGTAATTGCCATTAGTCTGGCTGAACGGGACATTCTGGCCATTATTCTGGGGCTGATTATCCCCGCTATACTTACTCTTGTAAGTAATATTTGTTTTCTTTGACATTCATTACCTCCAATATTAATTGTTGCCTGTGGCTAAGACCGGCTCCCAATATATGCACCATTACGATCAAACCAATCAGGATGGTCTGCACGTGCCAAGTCGTACTCGTACTGAGCCAAGGCATTCGGGTCATTCTGATATTTGAGTCGCTGAACCTCACGTGGATGGAGCGCCGCATCAAAATTAAGTGCATCATCAAGGCTGTCGAACGTCGCCACGCCATTATCACCGACTTCGTAGTAACGTTTCTGTGCTTCATCACCAGAAAGTATCTGACCGTCAGGTGTAACGTTCATAATAACATGGTGGCCGTCACCATCAGAAAACACCTGTGAAACCATCGTACTTGTCGTGCCGTCGCCGTTATGAACGAATGGGCGATGATAGATATTACCAGAGCCCCAACGCCCATTTTTGATAGGGAGAGGATACAGAACATCACGTTCTTTCATTTGGTCAGGGGACATGGAGATAGCCCTCTTAATCATTTCATTCGGATTCTGTAACTGCTGGCCACCACTTAAATCCTGAGTCTGGCGTTGCATAGCAATGTTAGGCACGTATTGTTTAAGCTGAGTGTCTGGGCGTTCACCGTTCAAAATTTTATAAATACGTTCTTTGAAGCCGGGGTTAAGTGAACTATCGAACTGATTGTTCAAAGCTTGCTTCACTACAGCCTGACCAACAGGGACAGCAGTTATAGAATCGTTCTGACTATTACTGGTCGTGGTCTTTTTCGCCGACGTTGCATTAGCAGGGTAAGTGGTCATGGTGTCTTGCGGGGAATACGTCGGGTTATATGCAATATGACCGTCAGTAAATTGAATTCGATTAGCTTTCGCCATTCATTACCCCCTTAGTAATTATCGAACCAGTTCTTATCTGGTTCTTTTGGCTTCAATAATTCCTTTAAATCCTTTTCGGCAATCTCGCCGTTATATATGAGCCTATCTAAGAACGTTTTAAAAGCCTCCGATGCCACCAGCTGATTCCGGAGGGCCATTACCACGCTCTCTGGGCACGTTTTGAGGGTTTCGATTATCGCCCCTTGATAATCCTCCAACCACTCCTGAGTTATTTGTTTGACCAATTCCGCCTGTTGGGCTTTGTCCATATCCTCTATCAGCCGGGACTGCTGTTCTAATTCCGCTTTGTCCATCAAATCCACCTACTCCCATCTGACTTTGTGCGTTCATCGAGCCACCGAATAGTGCCTGTAATTCAGGAGGCAACTGCATCAATACTTCTGCCGGTAATGTGCCAGTCTGTAAATAATACTGCATGGCTTCCGGAGGAAGTGCCGCCAATACCTGCTGGCGCAGGGACATTTCCATAATCATTCTCTGCTGTATTACGTCTGGCTCTGTAATGTAGTCCGCATAATTCTTGAATCCTGCAGATTCTATCCACTTTTTGAACAAGTTATAGACGTTCTGGGGAGTAGCAATCTGCATACCAGCACTAAGAGTCTGCATAATAGCTGTCAGTATGCTCTGTAACTGCATCTGTGTTGATTCTTTAGTGGCTATACTGATACCAGCATTAACAACCAAATCGAAATTGCCTTGTAAGTCATCCGGGCTTATGTGTAATTCCTTATTTGTAAGGCGGATTACTGTTTCTTGGTCTATAAACTGCTGATTCAGACCAATCATGAACCGGAACAGTTCGTACATGCCGGTTTCAGCAAACATGCGAGCAATCAATTCCAAACGCTGAGACGACTGTCCGAGGATAGCCGATATACCAGTCGCCGTTTTGTTTAACGAGTTAGCGTCTAACCCTTGGTTATACCGGGTGATGCCAGTACGGTTTTCTTTCTGCCCTTCTATATATTCGAGAAACTGGTACGTATATGGATTCAGCTGATTGACCGGCATAGCCATAGCCACATCCTGCATTGGATGGTTGGCTTTCTTCCGGATGACCGCTCTACCCTGTACATAATCGTCTATATTGATAGCATCTTCCGCCAGAATCATTTTAGGGTCATTGGTAAGAGCTATATTGTGTACGATCTGGCGGGTGAGAGCGACTTTCAAGTCCTGTAATTCACCAATCAATTCAGCGTAAGAACGTTTTACCCAGATACGATGAGGGTCTTTCGTAGGACTGATGGAGAAGAACGGATGTCTGCCCATATAGTTTGGTTCTACACGGAGAATGGTATCATCACATATAGTGATAATCATATCTTCCAGTACACCATCATTATTCCAGTCTAATTTGGTGTAACATTCATAAATTGTTACCACGTCACGGGCGTCATCTACGTTGTTATCGAATTTATTGTAATGGTCTCCGATAACATCTTCTACTTCGTCGTCATATTCTAAAGATTCGCTGTGTTTAGGATGAATCTGGTCTACATTGGCATAAACTCCCTGATTTTCCCGTTCACGCAGGTAACTCATAGTGACTTTTTTCTTGTGAGCAACGAAATTGGCCTCTTCCAGAGACTTTGCATCTGAGCTGTACAACAATTCAGACACTAAGATATTCTCGATTTTAGGAGAATTCTTCACATAATACGGGGAAATATAGGTAACTTCCATGATTCCGTATTCATCCGGAGGTGTAACTTCCAAAATCTGGACATTCTGCTGTTGCAATTCCTGAAAAGCACGGATATTCATATGCTGTTTTAATGTCTGTTCTGCTTCCTTTCTATCCCAATAGCATTTAATAATACCCATGCCAGTAATAAGAGCGTCTTTAAACCAGTTATAAAGGATAGGAAATATGCGGTTCTGACGCTGTAACTGGTACGTAAGCAATTCCTGCATTACTTCAGCATTTTTATCATCCTCTTCAGATACCCCCTGAACAGTGATAATTTCATCACCGCCAGTAAATACCTTGATGAGAGACGGAAGTGCCCATTCAATCGTATCTGTTACGTCCGTGCTGACAAGAGAACTGAATTTAGACAGCCGTGGGAACTTATTCTTGTAATAATCCTTATCGGCATAGTAAATTTCGTACCGTTCTTTGACAGTTGGGAGTATGACAGACTGCTGATAGTCTTCTGCGTCGCTGATATCATGCTGAATAGCTGTGACAAGACTCTTGTCGATATCATCAATCGTCGGATCGGTCTTGTTATTAACGAAACTCAATGCATCACCTCCTACAACTGTCTATTTACAATTGTTTCCGGGGAGAATGCCGAAGACATAATGACCCCAGTATCAAAAACAATAATCGAACGTTTCTTTCTACCCCTCGTAGCATCAAATAATTCTCCAGAATGGAGCTTGCTTGTGTATAATCTCTGCACAGAATTACCAGCATACGGGAGAATGGACGTTACCCGGTTCATATTTACAATGAAACCAAATCCGACATTAAGAAACGGGCCGTTCTTATTGTTATCCGTCTTAACCAAATCACGGTTCAACATGTTTGTTTCCATAGCTATCACCTAACAGTAAAAAATTGGTGCTCCAATACGTGAAGGAGGAACCGGGGGGTTTCCGCCCTTATCGAGTTTGGAGTTCAGTGTTAAATTTGCTAATTCTTTCTCCAGCATGTCTACTCTTTTACTCAGATGCCAGATATCTTTGGACATTTCTTTAATCTTTTGTTCGTTTATAATAGCTTCCTTCATGTGTATTCCCCTTTCGTTATAAATATGGCAAGCCCGTGAGGAATCGAACCTCAATCTACGGTTTTGGAGACCGTTATTCTACCGTTGAACTAAAGGCTTATGTGGCGGAAAGGATGGGATTAGAACCCATGCGAGCCTCGTAAGCTCCTAACGCTTTAGCAAAGCGTCCTCTTAAACCACTTGAGTACCTTTCCGTGTTGCAGGGTTGTTTAACGCCGCCCTGCCCGCCGTATAGGATAAAACGGTTAAACAATCCTATATCCTTCTCAGGAGAGGTTTTGACCTATGCTCCAAGTAGGCCCTTTACTGTACATCCTTGGGTACAGAACCAGTTATCTCCCTGTTTTCTTTTACATCTGACCATGGGAAACAGATGGTGGAGCTATTTTGCTAAATTAGTCGAAATCAAGCACACCAACGTGAAGGTTTTAGCATTGTGCTCTTGCGGGGGAAAGATTCGAACTTCCGTAACTGGGGAATGAGCCCAGTGTCCTCCCATTAGACGACCCCGCCATGCATCGGTTCTTTTCTCTCTTCGTGGAGCATC